CTGTTAGCGCTGCGTGAGCATCAGGATCAGCCGAACTATACGATTTTCCTTTTGCGTATTCAGAACCAACAACTAACAATGTTGAAGCACCAGCTGTTGTAGAATGACCAGCTAAAGTAGCTTTGTCATATGGTTCAAGCATAATTGTAGCAGTATCAACATCAATAGCTAAACACATTGTAGTGATACCAGCACTTGATACAAGACACAAATCGTTAGCTCTAACACCGTGATCAGCTAATGTAAACGCTGGTGAAGACGATGCGTTATTACCATCGATATCGGATGTAACCTCAAAAGTACCAGCACTTTCTGTACCACCTGCTACTACTATTGTACCTTTTACCGAAATATGTAGTCTTGATTGTTCAGACCATACCACCTGATCAGATGTCATGCTCTCTTCAGCTCCTACTTGTGCAAGAAACCCTGAAATAGTTCTTTGTCCGAATACTTCAGCTTCTTGCTCCATAAGATCTGGTAAATATTGTTGACCCCATGAATTTGCGGTCCCCGTAAAATCTAGGTAATTTGTAGACAGTGTTTGCTTTTGATGCGTTGGAACACTATTCAAATTATTACCTCCTGTAATTGCCATAATTTTGTAATTTTAAATTGTTATTTTTGTTTAATTTTAAATTTGAAATCATTAGAATTCTCGCCTAACACCTTTACTTTCATCCCACCAGTATTAATATCCCCACTATGTTGTTGTCGTGGATCCATACTAATGTTTTTAGATTTAGCAACGCTATCTTTTAAAGCATCAGCTTTACCCTGTTCGTAAAAATGGTTAGCGATTGAATCAGCATTCATTGCGGTATACATTGATTTATGATAACCTTTAGCATCTTCCATTTCATTATTTTTGTTCAAAAACTTTTTGACAAAATTATTAATGTCGCTTTGTGTATCTTTCACCGTATTACAATTTTTAACATTAAACCTAAATTTCTTATCTCCAACGTTATATTCAAAACCTTTGAAATCCTTGTTAAATAATTGATTTGTTTTGTTTAAAAATGTACGGTGTTGCTTTTCTGCTACTTCTTGCTGCTCTTTTGATTCCGTGTTGTATCTATTGAAGAAATCAACTGCCTTCTGTTGCTCACCCGTGAGCTTTGAACCATATTTGATATCTTCATAATATTTGGACTTCGCACTGTCCAAGTGTTGCCGTGCTTGAGCAACTTGCTCCTTCATGGCTAATTTCTTTCTTTTAATATCTCTTTCATCATCTATCTCTTCGTCGTAAGAGAAATAATCCTCCATCATAAAATCTATTTCTTCAGTATCTAGATGGGGTTTTGTTTGATTGTAGAATTCTTTTAGTAAAGATTGGTTATCTAATTTAGAATAATCTTGATTTAACTTTACATAGTCATTTAAATCACCACCTGTTTCTTCCATGAAATCCACAAGTTTTTGAATATTTTCTGGTAATTTTTCTCCAGTTTCCATAGATTCAACTATAGCCTCTTCTACAGCTTCAGCTACTTCTTCAACATCACTAGTTATTTCTTCAACAACTGGCTGTTCTTCATCTTGAACGGTAGTTTGTTCTTGTGGTACTTCTTCAACCACTTCTTGAACAGTTTCGGTTTGTTTATCTGAAGCCACGTCTGCTGTTTCTTGCTCTGTATCGGCATTTTCTTTTGGTTTAGTTAAATCTACTTTGACAACCTCATCGTCTTGATTAAGTTTTTTCATAGTTGATTTTTTCTTTACTTTAATTTTTTCGACTTTATCGTCTACTTTTGGTTCTTCAGCAACTTGTTCAGTTACTGTTTCTTTTTTCTTTGCCATAATAAAATATTATATAATTAATAAAATTTGTTTACCTAGGTTCAAATGCACCTAAGTCAAAACCACTACCTACTATATCATTACCTGATGATTCAAAGTTTTTAGGTGGTTTGTCTCTTTTTCTTTGGTCAATCATTTCTGATTGTTGCGTTGCTTGTATTTTTGTTCTCTTGTCTTTACGATCTTCTTTTTGCCCCTCTCTTTGCATTACCGTCTGCATGTCAATTTGTCTCAATTGCATATTGTATTGGAACTCTCTTTCCATTAACTGTGCTTTTACCTGTGCTTCTTGTTGTAATTTTTGAGACTCCATTTGCGCTTCTAATTGCAATTTTTGAGCATCCATTTGTCCTTTCATTTGTTCTAATTGAGCTTGAGCTTGAGAAAGAGCTTGTTGTTTTTGCATTTCCATTTGAGCAGCTGCTTGCTGCGCTTGCATATTAGCTTCTGTCTGCGCTTGTATATTTTGTTGTTGGATCTGCTGGTCTTTCTCTTGTTTTTTCTTTCGTCTAATTTTTAAAAGTTGATTAGCTAGTTTAATATTTTTAATTTCTCTAAGATCTATAGCGTCTTCAAGATCTATACCTTGTTGCGACACGGCTACTTGGATGTTATTTTCCAACATCATCTTTTCTTCTTCATCTGGTGCTAACTCAATAAATATACCAAAATCATATAAATGTAATTCTGCCATTTCTTCTAAAGTAGCTACATTATGAACTCCAATAGCCTGTATAAAAGCGTCTTTAGTTGGAGAATATTCTAATATATCAGATATTCTTAAAGATAAACACTCAGCAGTTTCTGCTGTTAAAAACAACCCAGCATTCAATATATGTCTTGTTGCTGTATTAGAATTAGCTGCCGCTAATTTTTGGACACCTACTAAAGATCTTTCATCTGGCATACTACCATCTCTAGCTTCATTTAATCCGGTTACGTCTCTAATCATTTGTAGATAATAATTGTAATTACCTATAAGCGCTTGCATTTTATTTCCTCCACTACCACTTGTTATTTCTTGAATAGGTACTTTACCTGGGTTCATATCACCTTCCGAAGTAAAACTTCTTCCAATAACAGATCCAGTTTGGAAAAACATATTCAATGCTTCTTGTGGACTATAGTTTGTCCCGTTACCTAAATCTATTTCAGCAAGACCATCTGCATCTAAATAAACTCCATCAGGAACCATACGTGACATCACTTGCTGTAATTTCAAATGTGTTAATTGAATCATATCGGCAAAACCAGTACAACGTTGTACTAAAGAATCTATTTTACCTTTGTACATTCTAGGTGCTACTATAGAATAATTCATTTTAACTTTAGTAAAATCACTCTTAGGACGCATCATATTTTTTGCCATCTCCCATTTTAGTAATTTCTCAGTACCAAGTACCATAGCCCCTTCATAAAGGCATTCTATAGCCCTATGTAACCTAGTATATTCCCCTTCTTTTTCAGTTGGAGGATTGAACGTGTCGTCTTTTTCTATTGCTTTATCTGCTCCAGAACCAGTTTCTTTCATTTTATAAACTTCATTCATGTAACTTTTAAAGTTGAAATATAGTATTTGAACTGAATTATTATCTATTTCTCTAGACGTACTACCACCTATGTTATAATTATTTGTATGTGTAGATTTAGTTTGTATAATTTCTTCTAAATCTTCGTGTGTTAGATGTGGAAATTGTTTTGCTAATTCATTAATTGGAATTGTTTTAACTTCACCAACGTAATATACGTCGTCAAAATATGGAGATTCGGTATATGAATATACCAAATCAGCTGGATCAACATAATCAATAACAACCCCTTCAGATGTATTAAATCCTGTTTTAACAGCTCCAATACCTAAAACAGTTAGATCTCTATAAAATCTCTTTTTTATTAATTCATAATTATTACCGTCCATCAAAACATTTATAGCTTGTTCCTCTGCTAATTCCACTGCTTGTTTATAAGTTAATTGCATGTGAAGTTCCAGTTCCTCCTCTGTTTCTGGTAAAGTTTCTGGATCATTTTCGTACAGATTGACTCCAAATGATTCTTGTGCAAAATCATTCATTTCTTGCGTCTGCATATCACCTAGTATAGATTCCATATACTCCGTTCTTTTTGCTACCCCATAAGGATCTTGTGAGTATGCTTTTATATCATATAGTCTTTCTGCTATACCATTAACAACAATATCAACAAACTTAGGTATGATTGGAACTGGTGTCCAATCTAGATTAAGGTATGATAGATCTCCGTTAATAGAGAGTTCGTCTTTGTATTTTTGAATTGATTGATTTCCACTAGCGTATAATCTTAAGTTGTGGAAATTGTTTTTGTTGGTAGTGTGTCTAGTGTGCCCACGATCTAAGTGGAACCATTCGGATTCGATAGCTTTAGCTATCTTTAGTCCATAATCGTAACTTAGCTTTTCAGCATCACTTACTACTTGACTAGGGAAATAATTATTTATAACAGACTCTGCCATATTTTACTTTATTATTTTAGATGCGTTTCCAGTATTTTTATACTTCGCAATATTTATGTTTAATTTTTGCTTCTCAATTTTTGCATTTGGTCTATACAAATGTCTATTACAAGCCATTATAGCTAATCCAGAACTTATAGTTGCATCAAATTTAGTTCTTTTGTTTATATCAAACCTACTCCAATCATTTAATGTTTCATTGAAATATATATTCCCATAATTTCCATCACCTAAATGACCTACGTGACTTTGTATATACATCTCGATAGCCGCTGCGTGAGCTTGTTTTATATCTTCACTTGAGTTAGGTATTCCACCTATTTCTTTTTCCGCTACAGATAGTTTGTTCCATAGTTTATCTGGTCTATTCATAGAGTAACCTCTATAACCTCTTCTTCTTAA